CTCACAATCAAGTATATAATACTGAAATTACCCAAGGAGTCATATTGATGTGTACTCCAGACAATTATTTTCAAAAATTTCAGGTAAAAGGCAAAGAGTTTATCAAATATCAACACAAATTTCTAGAAAGAGTCGACAAATATTATAATGATTCTAAACTGGACAAATAAGGCAGTATTGCCATATTTAAAAAGTGAGGTTTTATGCGGTTGATCCCTCCCTATAGGTTTTCTGAGAATGTTAAATTTGCAAAAAGGGTTTAGAAAAATGCAAGGGATCTGGGGTTGAGGTGATCAGCAAGGAATACCAACGATTTTTGATGATAGGGGCCGCGAGGATGAAACGGTTTTGATTTTTGCATTAAAAATTCTAGAAAACCTATAGGGGTGATGATATGAAGTTGTTATGCCTAAGAAGAAAAAAAGAAAACCTAGAAGTAAAAAGACTATACCATTGAATGTAAAAGCATTGGGCAATGATATATCTGCTTATCCATTTGTAGAAATAGAGTGGCTTGATATCGAAGGTGATGCGGGCTGGTCAGATACTAAATCATTAAACAAAGAAAAACTTCCAACGTGTGTATCAAAAGGTTATCTTGTAAGTCAAAAGAATGGAGTCACTAGAATATTTACAGACTATATAAAATCAAAAGACAAACCTACATTTGATAGTATTGGTAATACAACTATAATTCCAACAGCAGTAATTGAATCTATTAAAAAAATTAATTAACTTTTTTTATTTTTGGTACAATCTTTTCTTCTATATTTTCTTGAGTCTCACTATCAATAAGTGGAGAATATTCTTTTAAGATACTTGCAAGTTCTTTTCTCATTTCATCTACATTAGTTTTCTTGATGTCACCTGTTAAGATCATCTTCTGCTCTACATACAATCCGCCAGCTTTACCTCTTGCAATCTCTGCGTTAGTAGCTGCAGACCAAGCCTTAGATTTTCTTGCTTCATCTCTAAGTCTACCTAATTCAGTCAGATGACTACCTATATCTACACCAAACTTTTTTTGATTATCTGTTCTTAGTTCTCCTATGTATTTTACAACCAAAGGAAATTTTTGAGGATTCTGTAGTTCTGATGCTGTGATTCTTGCTCTATCCTTCTCATAGCCAGCCTCAACAGCGCATTCAAAAGCATGTAGACGGCCTTCATTGGTCACCAATAAATTGGCAAACTTTTGCTGCATTTCAGTCAATCTTTTTGGTACTCCCATGACTTGACTTTTAACGTAACATAACGTAATAGTCAACCCAATGATAAATGCGAAAGAATTAGCTAATCAGCTAAATAATTTTTTAAAATCACCAACATGTCAGAATGCTAGGGTGCAAGTTAAATTACCAAAAGGAGAATTTCATTCACCTGATGGACACTTTGATATTTTTTCTATTACATTATTTGAAAATAATATTATTGGATCTAGAGAATCTCATAGATTAGTAATTGAAATAGCAGCTGAAAGTTGGCGAATGGGTTCTGTTAAGAAAAGAAAATCGTAAGCAAGTGTTACGTCGAAAAACTTATGGGACCAGAGGCTAAATTTTACCAATATTGGAAAAAAAATACACCTAATATTTCTTACACAAGGCTTGAAAATACTAGCAGTTTAGGTACGCCAGATGTATTGGCGTACAACAAAAAAGGTACATTTTTTACTATTGAATTCAAAGTAACAAAACGTAACAAATTAACATTTTCACCACACCAAATTGCGTTTCACGTGAAACATCCACAGCATAGTTTTATCTTAGCCAAGACCCTCGTTACCGGCTGCTTGAAACTTTATACAGGGGACCAGATTCAGGAGCTTGTTGACTCAGGCTTGTTGCTTGATGGTTTAGCTGAAGGTTTAGATGCTTGTCGCTTGTTGCTTGAAGATTTAGCTTGATGGTTCTCGCTTGATGCTTGTTGCTTCTGGAACTCTTTAGCTCTTTTTTGCATTTCCTGGTAATATTTAGGATGTTTGAATACTAACATTATTTTTTAAAGTATCCTATTTTTTCTAGATACTCGTAAGCGTCATCCATGGTCGATCTAAAATGCTCAGTTCTATATTCAGCTGGGCAATCTTCGTCAGCTTGACAGCACATAGCCGCCAGGTGATCCGCAAGTAATTTTTCTTTATCTGTCATTTTTATAATATCCTTTCTCTTCAATAAGATCACATATTGCTTTAAACTCGGCTGGGCCATCATGTTGATCAGGATCCCAGCCTTTAGCGTTAATCTTACACCACTTTAAAATTTCTTTTAATTTTTCTTTATCTGTCATTTTAGTGTTTTCCATAACTTACGTTTTCTACCTTTCTATTCCAACATTGTCTACAGTCACCGCAATTGTTATTTTGATTCGGTGCTGGGCAGCTCGCGCCGCCCTTACTTGTCACCGTTGAAGTCCAAGGCCAAAATTTAACAGGGCCCTGATCTATCATATGCGAGGACATACGAATTATTAAATTTTCTGGAACCTCTTCAGGCTTCACCTGCTGGAGGATGCTTGCTTCTCGTGTGGGCATCCAGTGCTTGGTGTCAGGGGTTAACCTGCAAACCTCAAAAATTTTCTTAAGATGGGCCAGGCTCTGTATATCTCCTGCGTCATGCCATCTAAAAAATTTCTGTCTTTTAATTTGTACAACAAAAGCCTCGACCCATTGCGGATTGTCAAGAGTTTTGAGTCTTGCATATTGCGCGGCTTTAATTGCTTTGTATCTTGTATAGTTACCCTTCAAGGCGTAACAGCTGGCGCATACTGAATTCTTAACCTTCCTAAGTTTAGATCCGGTTTTGCATTCCCATGCTGGCAAGCTGTAACTTAGCCCTGGCATTTTTGCCGTACGGGTTAAGCTGCCAGTGTATTGTTGTGCTTCTTTTACTTTCATAATTTCCTCGCTTTCTATCTCCTATATAGTGATGGAGATCTAGAAGTCAATATATTTATTTACAAGCTGCGACAATATTGTCCCTTTACTTAAGGGATTTTATAGGATATACTAGGGGCGGGCGGCCGGGGTTATATGCTTGATGATTGGCGGGCCCACCCTCCCGGGCCGCTTGATGCTTGTAGCTTGTTGATTATTTTTTTTTAAGATTGATCAGTATATAGCATACTCTTAAGTGAAGCCCGGCGGCAATTGTTTACCGGTCGACCAGGGCTTAACCTATATACTGATCCCAGGTCTAACGCCATCAACCGTAGTCAATGCTAGTGGCAGTCATGTTAACCCACATTAGACCAGGGATCAGGCGTGGCCGGTAAGGGATGATTAAACCCTGTAACCACGCTTTAATCCTACTTGCTTTTTCCGGTGCAAGTCCCGTACCTGGCTGAGTTTTTAATTCCGCTCCAGGCTAGGGGAATTTTTTAATATGCTTTCCGTTGTGCGTAATCCTCTAAATAATCATTTTGACAATCAAAACATATTTTGTTTTCATAGTCATACCACTCATCATTTTTTGTGGTGCTTTCGCAAGATACACACTCATTGGTTGTATCTGTAAAATTAAACTCTAATTGTTTCATATTATCCTCTTTCTGTTATTAATATGGTTATACACCATTATCCAGGATAGTAAAGGTCAATATTGTCGCACCCAAATAAATATATTATTATCCATTATTATACTTGACACAGTATTTCAGTATGATATTGTTAGAATATGTTAAACAAAAAAACGAAAGAGGAAAGTATGAATACAGATCAATTACAAGCTAACTTAGATATACATAAAGGTAGCTTTGAAATCCAAAAAATACATGACGAAAAAATAAACACTTTGGTTTATTGTGTAAAGCAATTAACGAAAGCTTGTGACAAGTTAGAACAAAGAATAAAAACACTAGAAAGCGAGGCAAAGTAATGACAAAAATAAGAATGAATACAGAGTTGCGAAACAAACTCTTTAATAAAATAAAAAATGTCTTTGAGAACGAGGACACACAGGAACGAGAAAATTTCTTGTCAGCAAGAGAGAGTGTTGATTATCATT